GTGTTTGGTACACATAGGGGACTAACCCCACGCGTGGAAACCACAGTGGCCTTCTCAGGGTTGTAGTTAATAGTATCCGCCAGATGGCGTTTATTACTATTTAAAAACCATGCGGTATCTAGTTTATCGTCATTGCGGACAAGATAAATTCAGACAGCAGTTATACGAAGCAAACCTTGGTTGGTTGCTGTACCTGAACCATATGAGTCAGTGACCTGAAAAGCATATGTGTCTGTTCCAGTTGAGGTACCCCAAAAAGAGATATTGCCCGACAAAGAGTTGGCAAGAGAAGCCAAATTTGCATAATCTGGAAATTCTGCAGAGACTCCATTCTTCAAAACATTTATTTTAAGAGCACTCAAATAAGAAGCGGATGAAGTTGCAGTTGCATAGAAATCAAAATTAAAATTTCCTGCAGGGATTGTAAAAGTCCCACCGTTATTAACAACATTCAACCCATTGGTTGAAACGCCGACCATAAGCATAGTAGCTGGTACATTGTTTGCACCAGCTGCTTCTCCAGCGGTAGAGGCGAATTGAGAAACGGAATTATTTTGTGGAGGCCCAACAGTGGGCTCCAAGATTGGGATGAAAAATTCAACCGTGTAATACACGCAAAGGATCCCACAACCAGAGGTATTAGCCTGGTCAATAGTGGAGATGTTGATCATTCCGCAATCATAAGTTTTGATGTCTGTTTGTCCAGGAAGATTTCCAGGTCTGACAAAATAACCATCATTGAGAAGATTCATGGATTTTGCAGGAACGTTGAGAACAATCTTTTTACAAGGAAGATTGTAAGCTCTAGGTTTAACGTTCAACGCATGAATCAAGTCATTTGGAGGTGGATCACTTGCATCGGAATCGAAACCAATGACTAAGGACCCCACACCATTCGCAGAAAACTCTGTGACTTGTGGTGTATATTCATACCTCAAAGATTTGAAGCGATACTTCTCCCATTGTTTTGCCTCTGCAGACAACCATGGAAAAGAATTGAACTGACCAGGATTCAAATTATATTGGTTACAAATGAATCCAACAGAGCCATTAATGACTCCGAGTTCTTCTTCAAAAGTGACAATTTTGGATTGCATTCTTTGCATCCCACGTTCACCAGACGTTTTTGACATGAAAGGTTGTTGGCGGTTTGAAGTACCACGATTATTGTTTCGATTACCTTTCTTTTTATTTGGATTTTGGTTCCTATAGTTCTTGATATTTTTAATCTCAGCAAGAACTTTGTTCATCTGTTGCTGAGCACCAAATTTCTTTTGGTTACCTGCTTTAAAAGAGCGAATCTTTTTGGACATTTTTTCCATTTTTTATAAAACGAGCTAGTGATTTAAATCACCATTTAATGCAACTCATTTCATTTCAAAGATATATTATACCAAGACCAAATTTCATCATAAAGGAAAAATTCTGTTTCAAACTCAGAATATAAGTCAAACTCGTCACGTAAAGATTTCATGCGAGCCAAAACATCATTATAGAAAAATTCATCAACATGAATTTTTAACAAACCACCTAATCTTTGCATTTCAGATTTAGGATGGAGTGCTTGTGACTTTTGAACCCGTTTATCAAGCACGGATCTCATTTTAAGAGAATCATAGTGGATATCTGGTAGAAATTTTGTAGAACAAAAGTCCATTTCTTCCCAACTTACAGGTTTTCCTGCACACTTTATTTTGGCG